TGCAGCTTGTGAAATAATCTCCTTTCCCACAAAACCGCAATTCAAATCACCACAAATGAGCCGCAGTCATGTGTATTTTGTGAAGGGGTAAAACCTTCCTTTACAAAATACACCCTGTTGCATCTGAGTTTTTCGAATCTCGGCGGAGACAAAAAGAAGACCACCCGGAAGGGTGGTCTTCTTTTTGGTGATCCGCGGTCGATTCGTTTGCATTTTTGCCTTTGGCAAAAATTATTGTAGCCACCAGTGTTTGCACTGGTGGCAGCAGCATGCCACCGGCATGCTGCATCTGAGTTTTTCGAATCTCCGGCGTCTCCCCAATAAAAAAGCAGATACCCCTGGTGGGGTATCTGCTTTTTTGGTGATCCGCCGGAGATTCGAACTCCGGACCCATTGCTTAAAAGGCAATTGCTCTGCCAACTGAGCTAGCGGATCGGGCGAAACCTGCAAGGTTGTATTTTGAAGGAAGAGCCAGGGATATTGCTTTGGATGAAGGTTTGAAAACGCAGCTTTTCAAACCGAACAGCCGGAGCAATAGAACGGCTCTGCATCAAAAGACGGCCTTCGCAGGTTGAGCTGGCTGGGATGGCAGGATTTGAACCTACGAATGCCAGAGTCAAAGTCTGGTGCCTTACCGCTTGGCGACATCCCAATGTGCTGCATTTGAAATGCGCCCGGTTTTGGACACACTGAACAGTATAGCATGCCTCAGAAGAAAAAGCAATAGGGAATTTTTTAATTTCAAGGGGGGTACGGATTCTTCGGCTCGCTATGCTCGCTCAGAATGACATGCGTATTTTACTGTCACTGACGAGGAAACGGAGTGACCGGGAATCCGCATCGGGCCGAAGTGCCTCTATCGGCCCCTACAGGCCCCACATCCGTCAGCCCTTTCGGGCTGCCACCTTCTCCCGGGGGGAGAAGGCTTTGGGGGGAGGGCATTTGGGGAGGGTCAGCCGATGCGGCCGGTGAAGGCGATGGCTTTGCCCAAAATCCGCACCCGGTTCATCTCCTCGTCCCACAAAATGATGGGCCGGTACAGCGGGTTTTCCGGCTCCAGGGAGATCCGGTCGCCGTAGCAGCGCACCCGCTTCAATGTGGCTTCGCCGTCGATGAGCACCGCGGCGATCTCGCCGTTTTCCACCGTTTCCTGCTGACGGATATACACCATGTCCCCATCGAAGATCCGGGCGCCCACCATACTGTCGCCCTTGCACACCAGGGCGAAATCCGCGTGGATGTCCTCGGGGATGCCGGTATAGCCCTCGATATGCTCCTGGGCCAGGATCGGCGCGCCGCAGGCGATGGAGCCCAGCACCGGGATCTTATGCATGCCGGGCACCGGCTGCAGACCCAGCAGCGTATGGACGCTGACATGGAAGATCTGGCTCAGCCGCTCCAGCTTCGACTGGGAAAGGTCTACCTTGCCCGATTCGATCTTGGCGATGGATGAACGGTCTTTATAGCCCAGGCGGGCCGCCAAAGCCTCCTGGGACAGGCCCTGTTTCTCCCGCAGGGCGCGGATAATTTCACCTGTATGCATGGTTGGTTGCCTCCATGGTTTGGTTTTGATGGGATGATCTTACCACATGTGTGAATGAAAGTCAACAGAGAAAATAGGGGTGTTGACAAATATTCACATCTGTGCTACAATCGCAAGCGTGAACGAAATTCACGGGATAGAAAACCGACAGGAACCGTCGGCTTTTATTTCGGGAAAGGAGTGAATATGATTCACGAAAGCCGGGAGATCCCGGAGCATCCGGTGATCGCGGCCATGGAGCGATGGGGGGAGGTGCCGAGTCGGTGGAGCAGGAGGAAATGAAGCGCAGGCAGTTTACCTTCTACCGGTCCTTCTATGACGGGCTGATGCGGGTGCCGGAGGAGCGCCGCTACGCCGAACTGCTGGCGGTGGTGGAATACGCCCTGGACGGCACGGAGCCTTCGGAGGAAGTGATGGCGGGCAGTGTCCTGTTCGTCATGGCCAAGCCCACTCTGGATGCTGCCCGGGGCAAGGCTCTGGCCGGTCAGAAGGGCGGAAGAAGGACGAAAGCAAGTAAGCAAGTAAGCAAGGATGAGGAAGAGGAAGAGAATGAGATAGAGAATGAGATAGAGAATGAGATAGAGACACAGACACAGTACAACTGCAGCAATGTGTGTGACGGGTTTGAAAGATTCTGGGATCAGTATCCGGTGAAGATCGGCAAAGACAAGGCCTTCGAGATGTGGCAGCTGCGGCAGCCCGATGCCGATGCCGTGTGCCGGGGGCTCCGGGCCTGGAAGCAATCTGCCCAATGGCTGCGGGAGGCCGGGCGCTTCGTGCCCAGGGCCGCCAAATTTCTGGAGGACGAGCAGTACCGCCAAAGACCCGATATCCCCCATGCCGGCGCGCTGGGGATGCTGGGGCAGGCGGAGCTGGAGGCCATCGCCAATATCATGCGGGAGGACATATGAGATATCAGCAAAGACCCTGCAAAAAATGCAGGATGCGAAACTGCCGGGAAACGGAATGCGAAAAATGGCAGCAATGGTTTTTGGAGGCCTGGGGGGCTGTGAATGCCTATGCCTGGGCCCGGATGGATGAACTGGGGCGGCAGGAGCCAAAGGGGTTTACCTACGAGCTGCCCCACATGGTGAAAAGTCCCTGCGCCGGCTGCCTGTGCGAAAGCTGGTGCGACACGCCCTGCAGCGCCAGGCTGCGGTGGTGGGACAGGCGGGTGTGCCGGAAAGGAGATGCCTATGCGGCCAGATGAGACGGTGCGGATGCTGCGGCAGGTGCGCCTGTGGCGGCTGCGGCTGCAGGCACTGGAGACGGCCATGGAGACGCTGTCGGAGTGCGAACGGGAGATCATCGAGAGTCTTGTCATCGCCCCCCAGCGGGGAAATGCCGACAAAATGTGCGAAATGTTTGACATTGAGGCGGCTGCGGTGTACCGCCGCCGGAATAAGGCATTGAAAAAGTTGGGAGAAATGCTGGGCAGCTGGGAGAGTGTTTAGAGCGGATTGCCCGGGGGTCCCCATGTACAATAAAAGGGGGAAAAATGACGAAAAAACAGAAACTGTTCGTGCAGGAATATCTGGTGGACCTCAATGGCGCAGGGGCAGCCCGCCGCGTGGGCTACGCCCCCAAGGGCGCCCGGAACACCGCATGGCGCCTGCTGCAGATACCGGAGGTGAAACAGGCAGTGAAAGAAGCAATGGATCAGCGCGCCCGGCGCGCACAGGTGCGCAGCGATGAGGTGATCAAGGAGCTCAAGGCCGTGGCTATGGCGCCGGCTTCCGATGAGAGCGGCGCCCGGGTGAAGCTGGGCAGCAAGCTCCGGGCGCTGGAGCTGCTGGGAAAGCATCTGGGGCTGTTTGAGGGAAGAGCCAGAGAGCAGGAGGCGGTGCAGATCCTGGAGGATGTGACATGACAGAGGGGAACGGGTATCCCTCCGACCTCGCTGACGCTCGGCCACCTCCCTTTAGGCAAGGGAGGCTATGGGCGGGCGGTCGATGACCGCCCCTACGAAAGGTACGAAAGCCGGATGTAGGGGCGGATTGAGGCACATCCGCCCGAGGGCCCCACATCCGTCAGCCCTTTCGGGCTGCCACCTTCTCCCCAGGGAGAAGGCTTTGGACGTATGGAATTCGGCGGGATGGACCGCCAGGAGGTTTTGTGGAAGTTCGGTTATCACAGATCATTGGCAATGGGTTTTGGGAGAGCCACCGGCAGGTGCGCCGGGGCTGCACGGAGCTCATTGAAAGCGGCGGAAGAGGCAGCGGGAAATCCAGCTTCCTTTCCGTGGAGCTGCTGCTGCAGCTGATGAAGCATCCTGAGTGCCACGCGGTGGTGCTGCGCAAGGTGGGCGCCACCCTGCGCACCTCCGTGTATACCCAGCTTGTCTGGGCCGCCGGGGCCCTGGGGGTAACGGATGCGTTCCGGTTTTCCCTGAGCCCTCTGGAGGCGGAATATCTGCCCACGGGCCAGAAGATCCTCTTCTTCGGCATGGACGATGCCGGGAAGCTGAAGTCCCTCAAAATGGCCTTCGGCTACATCGGCATTGCCTGGTTTGAAGAGCTGGATCAGTTCGACGCCGAGGAGGTGCGGTGGGCGGAGCAGTCCATCTTCCGGGGCGGAAGCTTCGGCCTGAGCCTGAAATCCTTCAACCCTCCGGCAGACCCCAACCACTGGGTCAACCGGCTGGAGGAAAAGACCGGCAGGCACTGCCACCACTCCACCTACTTAGAGCTCCCGGGCCATTGGCTGGGAGACCGGTTCCTGGCTGACGCCGCCCACCTGAAACGGGTCAACGAGGTGCTCTACCGCCAGGAATATCTGGGCCAGTGCGTGGGCTTCGGGGACCGGGTGTTCCCCAATGTGCGGCTGGAACCCATACACAAAGAATTCGCCTATGCCGTGGCCGGGGTGGACTGGGGATGGTGGCCGGATCCCTGGGCCTTCAACCGGGTCAGCTATGACCGGCGGCATCGGGTGCTGTATATCTTCGACGAGCTCCATGCCCATCGCCTGGGCAACCGGGAGACGGCGGCGCTGGTCAAAAGCCGGGTATCGGAAGGTGAGCCGGTCCTGGCCGACAGCGCCGAGGCAAAATCCGTGGCCGATTACCGGGCCTGGGGCCTCAACTGCCGGGCCGCCAAAAAAGGCGCCGGCAGTGTGGCCTATTCCATGAAGTGGCTCCAGAGCCTGGACGCCATCGTCATCGACCCGGACAAGTGCCCCCACACCGCCGGAGAATTCACCGGCTACTGCTACCGCGACGGCGTCATGCCCGACCGGGACAACCACCACATCGACGCGGTGCGCTATGCCACCAGCCATCTGTGGCGGGACAGGGACTGATTTTAGGAGGTTTTATGGAACTGTTACAGGATTTGACGGGCCGCTATCAGGAGGCCTTCGGGGCTGCCGACTGCAGCAGCGACGGCATGAAGCGGGCCGTGTGCCGGTGGATCCGGCTGTACTACGGCGGAAACGACAGGCCCGGCTTCGACGGCTGCCTGCGCATCCCCTACACCATCGTGCGGAAGCTCAGCCGGGCGGTATTCGCCGAGTATCAGGTGACCGGCTGCCCCGTCACCCAAAAGCTCCCGGCACGGCAGGCTATGGAGCTGGCCATGATCGCCGGGGAATGTTACCTCAAGCCCGGAAGCGACGGCTTCTATGCCGTCAGCCGGGGCAATGTGCTGATCTTCGGCAGAGATCTGCTGGGTGAGCCCACGGACATCGGCCTGCTGGAAAAAAGCCGGCTGGGGAAATTCTGGTTCACCCTGCTCGAGCGCAGGACTCTGGACGAAAAGGGGATGCTGACGGTGACCAACCGGCTCTATCGCTCCGGTGACCGGCACCTGCTTGGCAGGGAAGTGCGCCTGCAGGAGCATCCGGCCTATGCCGAACTGCCCCAGCGCTACACCTGGCCCCAGAGCATCGGCAGCGTGGGCATGGTGCGCATCAAAATGCCCATGACCAACTGCATCGACGGCAGCCCCGACGGCGTCAGCGTCTATGCCGCCGCGGAAGCCCTGATGGAGGCCATCGCCGAGAACGAGGCCCAGCTCCGGGGAGAATTCCGCCGGGGTCAGAGCCGGCTGGTGGTGAGCCGGGACATGCTCCGGGATGGGAAACTGAAGGACGATCTCTTTGTGGGGCTGGACGAGAGCCCCGACATGGTGGGCATCACCGTGTTCTCGCCCCAGCTGCGGGAGCAGGCCTATCTTGCCCGGCAGCAGGCATACCTGCGGGGCGTGGAAAACATCATCGGCCTGAAACGGGGGCTGCTGAGTCAGGTGGAGGCGGTGGACCGCACCGCCACCGAGATCACCTCCTCCGAGGGTGAGTATATGAGCACCATATACGAGCTGCGGCAGGTGTGGCAGGAGGCCGCCGTCAATGCCGGGAAGCTCTGGCAGGCGCTGGGCGGCTCCGGCGCCGGAGAGCCGGAATTTATTTGGGGCGACGGGGTGCTGTAAAAGCGTGTAGGGGCGGCCTTTGGCCGCCCGCGGGCGATCCATGATCGCCCCTACGAAAGGTACGAAAGCCGGATGTAGGGGCGATCATGGATCGCCCGGGGGTAGGAAATTCGGGAGAGGAGAGATCACATGGACTATCATATTCTGACGCTTCCGGATGGGCGGCAGATCGCATCCGGGGCACCCGGGGCGGCCATCATCGCCGTGTCCGTCACCGGCTGCGTCAACACCGGGGAAAGCCTGATGCCCGGGGCAGTCTGCCCGGCGGTACTGGAAGCCGCCCTCTTTGATGACGGCACCCTGCGCATCGCCGCCGGGGACAGGCTGCAGCTGTCGGACAGCGGCGGCAATGACCTGGGCTGCTTCTATGCCCTGGAGGTGGCCCGGCAGGACGATGTGCTTACCGTCACCGGCTGGGACTGCCTGGGCAGGCTGGAGACCGACCTCACCGGATGGCTCCGGAGCCTTTCCGGGTGGCCCTACGCCCTGGGGGATTTCGCGGCCATGGTCTGCGCGGCCTGCGGCCTGCGGCTACACTCTGCCGACATCCCCAACGGCGGTCATCCCGTCCCGGCCTTCAGCGCCAGCGGCGTCACCGGGCGGCAGCTGCTGAGCTGGGCTGCCCAGGCAGCGGGCCGGTTCTGCCGGGCCGTGGGGGAGGACGGCGTGGAATTTGCCTGGTATGACAGGGCCGTAACGCCCCGGTTCTGCTATCAGGGCAGCGTCAGCCGCGGCGGGGCCGCTGCTCCCTTTGGGGCCGTGGGCATCCGCAGAAACGATGCCGATGTGGGGGTACTGTACCCGGAAAATGGGGAAAACCCCCTCTACATCACCGGAAACTATCTGCTCACCGCCGATGCCGACACGCTGAAAGCAGCGGCGCAGGTGCTCTATGGGCAGCTGCAGGATCTTTCCTGGGTCAGCTGCACCCTGCAGACCGACACCCCGGTGAAGCCCGGCGACAGGGTGCAGCTGACCGATGGCTTCGCCCTGGCCATGGAAGTGCAAAAGGACGGCCAGCTGTACACGGTGCGCAGCTTCGGCCCCCGGCAGGCGGGCCGGGACCCGGTGCGCAGCGTCTACAAGGCCCTGTCCGGCCGGGTGCTGGAGCTGCGCGCGGAGCTGGAGGATGTGCATCTGCGGCTGGAGCAGTTGGATGGGGCGGTGCAGTCGGCGGTGCAGGTGCAGGTGGATGTGGATGCCCTGAGGACCCGGGTGGAGCACACCGAGCAGACCGCCCAGGGACTGCAGAATCAGGCCTCCGTCCTGACCCAGCGCTCCGACAGCCTGGAGCTGGCCATCGTCAGCACCGGGGCGGCGCTGGAGGGCAAGGCCGACAGGGAACAGCTGCAGGAGATCACGGAGCATTTCCGCTTCGACGGCGACGGCCTGACCATCACCAATTCCACTACGGGCATGGGCATCGGCATCAGTCAGGAGCGCATCCTCTTCACCGGAGGCAGCAGCCCCACCACCGTGATCTATCCCAGCGCCATGGCAACCACCAATCTGCAGGTGCAGACAAGGCTGGATCTGGGGCAGTTCAGTTTCCTGCCCCGGAGCAACGGGAATCTGAGCTTCCGGTTCACCGGGGGGATGTAGGGGATTCGGGTATCCCCACATCCGTCAGCCCTTTCGGGCTGCCACCTTCTCCCCAGGGA